CTAGCCAATGCGATCGGGAAAATGAGGACGCGCCTCTCCGCAGGAGCGGGCTCGAAAGAGCTCACGCCAATGTACCCTCGAACGAGGATACCGGGGAAATGGAGGCGAGGGGACTCGAACCCCTGTGTTCACTGCGGTATACGCCATAACAGTGTACGAAAGGCTTAAATGTAGGAGAGTACACACCAAGGTAACCACAAAATATAGTTGACATTCAATCGTTGCGGCGGAAAGAGCGGGCATGCTGAGTGATTCACTAGGCCATGCGGACCCGGTTGACGACATCGAGCCCGACTCACCCCAGGAAAACCATTATCGCGAGGCGGGCCGAAAGTGCCTGACATTCCTCTTCGGTGTCCTGCAATTTCTCCACGACGCCAAGACGGATCGAGAGCGAGGGCTGCGACTTACCGCTGTTTCCATTGCTCTCCAACACCCTGCCATTGGTGGTGCGTCAGCATCAGCCTTGGCCGAGAAGCATGGCGTCACCCGGGCGGCGATCTCCAAGCACGTCGTCTCATTCGAGCGCGGCCACAGCCTTCCGCCGGCCTTCTCGCAGAAATCCACCGAAGCCCGCCAATCCTACCGCGAAACCCGCAACTCCCAGCTCCATGACTCAAATAATTGAAACAACCCTGCAATCTGAACGCGAGCGCCTGCTGGCAGAGCGAGTCGAAGACATCAATGAGGCGCAAGGGAAGCTTGTACAATGCGCAAAGACCGTCGGGAATGGCCTCCTCGCTGGCGCCAACTATCGCAGAGCATTGGGCGAAAAACTCGCGGCTCTCAAAGATGCAAAAACAAGCGAGGGTCATAGGGTCGTGCCGCATGGAGATTGGGAGGGGCTTTTTGCGTCCGACAGCAACAGCCGCCCAAATCGAACAGCCGTGTTCGGTTTTACTCCGGTCACTGCCCGCCGATACATCGCATTTGCAGAGAGTCACCCCAACCCCATCGAATCGCTCGATGAGATCGCCCGAGACAGCAAGGATCTTTTACTTGCCGCCGGAGAGATCGAAGAATCTGGCGGCGGCAATCCCGGCAACAAGGCTGGCGGCAACGCCTCATGGATAACGTTCCTCACGAAAGGCACCGAGCAAATCAACAAGCTCAAAGAGCAGGCTCCGGTCGATGAGTGGCCACAAACAACCCGCTCAACCATGAAGGAGAAGCTGCGGCCATGGGTTGAGCTTTACGAACTGCTATGAGCAACTCGACCGGAGACGCTCTGAGTGCGGGTCGTGCCTGCGATTGCGGTGTGAAGCTTTACGAGTGGAGCCCAAGCGGTCACGGAGATTGGTCGCTTTTCGTTGCTGCACATTCGCGCGCGGAAGCTCACGCGGCAGTCATTCGCTACATTGACGAGAACCACGCCGGGAATAGTGAATGCGACTGGGTAAGAGATCCGGATGTAGAGCCGACAGTGCACAATGTTGGAGAGGCGACCTTCAACTGCAACGACTGATGACCACAGCCACCACCATAGCCATCCTCGAAGCAGCCAGGATGCAGGCATTGCGCGACGGGCTCAGGCACATGCACGCAAGACGCTGGACCGAGTTCAGCCGCGCAATCACAGCATCAGCCGTCTACGGCCGAATGATCCGTAGGGCCAGAGCCATGCAGGCACCTTTGCGCGTGGTTGGTCGTGGTGGGGTATTGCCTTTGGAGGTGCGGCTATGAGGGTAATCGTTGATGTATCGCGGCCGTTCCAGCCAACCGGAGGGACGCTCAAGCTGTTGTCAGGTGACGCGTGGTGCCAGATGCCACACGATGCAACGATCGAGGAGGCCACAGAGGCTGCAACCGAGCTATTGGCCATGTCGCAGCACATGAAGAAGGTATCTCAGGGATGATTATAAACATGGTCGTCAAGCCTAAAATTGATTTGCTCGGCATCGTATCTGCGGTGTGCAGCCTCACCAGATGGTTTGCAGCCTCGTTTGCAGGCGTAGTTTGGTGCCTATGGTATGCCCCCGTAAGGAATCTCTTTGGTAAGCATCCTCACATAAGGGTCCGTTCGCAGCTGTCTCGGGGCACGCGCGTACCACTAAACGTTTTTGGGTGACTTTTGTTCCTGATGCCGCGCGCGCTTGCACATTCATATTCGCTGTTGGCCGAGAGGAGCGGTGTATCTGAGAAGTCACTCAAGGCTTGGTTCAAGGAGCATGGTGCGCCCAAGCGGACGCTCCCTCTCGAAGATCTGTTGAAGTTGATCGAGGCGCGTTTTTCTGGAGTTGCGAAACTTCCTCCGGATCTCGCCCAGCAAAAAATCTTGATCGACTTTGAAACGAAGAAGTCGAGGCGAGACAAAGAGAAAGAATGGGCCGAAGAGAAGCGCCTCAAAAACCTTCGCAGCCGCGGGAAGCTCATCGAGCGCGACGACGTGAAGGCCCAGGGAGCCGCGGTCGGGCTTGCGCTTTCGTCAGTGATAAGCGGGTTTGAAAAAGACGGGCCAGGCATGTGTGTCGGCAAGAGCGAGATCGAACTCCATAGGCTTTTCCGTGAGCACAGCGACAAGCTGCGGGACATGATTCGCGATTCGCTCGAGAAGCTTTCGAAACTACGAGGCTCAGAGAATGAATGATTTCGCCGCGGGCATTCTCTCTCAACTGAGATCGCCAGACCGGCGACCGATAACCGAGTGGGCGGCGGATGGTAATATCGTTCTGCCGAGCTCGACACGCTGCAAGGAGTTCCGGGAGGACACGGCCTATTGGATTTCAGAGCCTCTGAATTCGATCCCGCACAACGAAGCGACCAGTATTTGCAAACCGACGCAAGGGAGCGGCACGGTCATTGAAGAGGTATTTCTCGGATGGACAGTGGCGAACTCACCCCGCCCGGCTCACTTCATGGCGCAGACTGATCCAGACGCCGAAGATATTTTCCGGAAAAAATTTCTGAGAACATTGCGCGCGTCCCCGGCAACCGCAGCTATTCTCGCGGGCGCAGGCAGGAACGACATCACAAAGAATCGAATGACCTTGCCGACGATGGATTTCGCTGCGCACGGTCAGGACCTCAACTCCATGCAGTCGGATTCGGTCGAGGTGCTGCTACTTGATGAAGCGTGGCGCTACGATCCTGGCGTGATCTTGGAGATCCTTGAGAGAACGTCCACGGTTGAGGCGACTCGGAAAATCGTGACGGTCTCTCAGGCTGGAGAGGAATACGAAGATAAGCACGGCAAGGCTACCTTGGATGAATGGGGAAAGTGGTGGCACCGCGGTACGCAGGAGGAATATCGCGTCCGCTGTCCCGGCTGCGACCAATACTTCTATCCTCTGACGGAGCACTACACCTGCGATAAGGATGTCGCGCGCGACCCACAAACAAAGGTTTGGAATTGGGAGAAGGTTCGCGAGACCGCGCACATGATAGCGCCATGCTGCGGACATCGGATCGAAAACCATCCCGAGGCAAGACGCTCACTCTCGGCATCTGGGAAATACTTCCAGACGAATTTCAACGCTGCTCCACGCCACCGGTCGTTCCGATATTCTGCGTGGATCGTGTACTGGCAGGACTGGGGTGGATTGCTTGAAATGTTCTATCGAGCCCAAGAGTCATTGCACGGCGGAGACATTGCTCCGCTAAAAATCTGGACCCAGAAGAAGGAGGCCAGGTGGTGGACCCTCAAGGACGCCGACGTTCCCGTAGTCAACACGAAGAAATCCAGCGGATACACGATCGAGGAGTTTGAGCCAAAGGACGGTGAACCCGTCAAAAAGTGGGAGCACGAGGAGAAGCGATTCGCTGTTTTCGACATGCAGCGCGACAGATTCCCTGGCGTCATTCGTGCCTTCGGTGCCGGCCGATCGCGGCTGCTCTGGTGCGGAGAGCTTCAGCATTTCGAGGAGATCGAGGCCAAGCGGATCGAGTACGGAATTCCGAAACCTTTCACTGCTCTGGATGTCGGCAACTGGAAGGCGGAGGCACTGAAGCAATGTTGGATCCACGGTTGGACGGCACTGCGTGGACGCGATGTTTCCAATTTCACGAAGGTTAGAGGTCGCGTTAAGACGCTGAAGCCTTATCAAGCTGTCACGGAGCGCCTGACCGGCGATCCTATATACTTCGCGAAGTCGAGAGAGGGAGCGACGATCAAGGTTTGGGAGTGGTCGAACACCTACTTCAAAGACATTTTCTCGAGGTTACGGGGAATGGCCGAGCATGAGATTCCCGACGACATCCAGCAGCTCTATATCGAGTCCATGGAGTCGGAAGCGAAGGATACAAAAAGCGGCCTATGGCGTCTCATCGGGAAGCGCCAGAACCACTATTGGGATGACGAGGCAATGCTGACATTCTTCGCGTTCCTCTACAAGTTGGTGGGCGGTCCACAGGACGAGGAAGAGGCTGCCGCGTCAGAGTCAGTCGATTGAGTCGAGTCACCGGCAACCATTGACACGTCCGCCATGGCGTGACCTTCTCAACGACCGTACAGGCCTTTGCGTATTCCGCGCTCAAGGCCAACGCGAACGACAAAGATGCAGCAATCGCGTCTCTGGATGCCGTCCTGGCCGGGCAGTACACGACGAACACGACGAGCAACGGTCGCGTGATGACCTCGGCGTCGGGCGAGGGCAAGGCCTTCTCCTACCAGCTTCCTGAGAACTTCGGGCCAAAGGAGATCACGGACATCACGTTTCAGGCCATTCAGTTCCTGAATCAGTACACGCTCGACGAGATCAACGTTCTTCTCTTCCGCCGTCGCCGCAATGTCGCCCTCGCATCCTTTGGCGGCGTCTGCATTCCGCGCTTCTGCCCATGAGCGACCCAATCCTTTACGGGCCGCAGGGATTCCCGATCAGCTCGAAGTTTCTCAAGTCTGCGGAGAACGGTTCGCGGCGACTGCCGCCCGAAGCTATTCGCGCGCATGACCCTCTGAAGAAGCTCATCACGAGTCGGGATTGGCAGACGGTCAGCTTCCTTGCCGACAAGATCGACATGAACTTTGGAGTGTCGGAAGGCATCCTTTCACAGAAGGCGATGTTTGCCGTCACTGATGGATGGGCGCCGGTCTTCATGGGCGGCGAGCAAGGCGACACGAAGGTCAGAGAGTGGGCCGATATCGTCACGGATTGGCTGGTCAACCAGTGGTTTCCGTTCTGCGATGTGCGCGGCGAAATCTTCGACTTCAACACCGGGCTTTATCTCGACTCGATCGAGACCGATGCACGGGGCGAGTCGATCACGATCCAGACTCGCAGCGAGGACGGAGACGGTCAGTGGCCCATGCTGCAGGCGATCTCATGCCGCCGAATCGGGCAGTGGGGATGTGAGACCAAGGTGTCGGATGGAGACTACGACGGAGCCGACATCGAGAACGGAGTCATCAAGAATCGTGCAGGCCGGCCAATTGCGTTTCGGATCCTCGGGGAGAACAGGGGCGACTTTAAAGACATCGACGCCGCCCACGTCATTCGCACGTTTGAGCCGCGTCGTGTTGATCAGTCGCGAGGCCTGCCGTTGTTCTCCGCCGTCTTGGATAGCTGGCGTTCAATGGCTCAGTCCCATGAGTGGGAAGAGCAAACTATGCTGATCGCCAGTGCGATCGGTCTTCTCGAATACAACGAGACCGGTGACGCCGGTGACGGTTTTTCGCTGGATGATCCTCTCAACGCGGACAGCCTTCCAACCAACTCGGGAACGCCTGAGTTCAAGAGTCTGTACGGCGGCCTTATCCGCTATTTCAAAGCGAACAGCGGCAGCAAGCTCGAGCAATTCCTTCACCAGCGCCCAGGGTCCGATTGGGAGAGCTTCAACGACCGCGGCATTCGCGTGTGTTGCGTTGCTGGAAACTGGCCCTATTCGCTCGTCTGGAAGAAGGATGGCACAAACGGAACGGCAACCCGGGCCGACCAGAATATTGCGCGCAAGTCGATCTCTGACCGTCAGTCGCTCCTTCGCTATCCAGCAATCCGCAAGGTCCGCTATGCCGTCAGCGTCGCCATGCAGCACGGGCCGAACGGCGAGCCTGCAATCCTGCCGCCATATCCCGGCAAAGATCGCGGCGGGTTCCTGAAGTGGGATTTCTCCATGCCTCCGCTCATGACGATCGACGAGGGGCGCGACAGGGACAACGACCGAGAGGATGCAAAATTCGGCTGGCTGACGGATGAGATGAAGGCGCTCCGCATGGGCACCACGGCCGCAAAGTTGGCAGCGACCCGTGATCGCGAGGCGCTTGGCTTGATTAATCGCGCCCAAAAGATCGCCGACGAGACAGGCAAGGACTTCAGCCTCGTTCTGAATCTCCTCCGGCAGACGAACCCGAACGGCGCGGCCGGCACACCTGCTTCCGCTGACACGCCGCCACCTATCGAATAGCCATGAGATTTCAGCGCATACACGAAGCCGTAAATTTTCAGCCATGGTTCATTTCTGCGGCTGGATACGCCTCGGTCAAATCTCTGGTTGACCGCGCGATGTCCCAGCCCATTGCACGCAATGAAGGACTCGATGATTTCTTCTCTGACTTCGTTCGCCAGCGCCCAGCGATGACATTCGACGATCACACGAAGCGCGCGACGATTTACGTTTTCGGCGTCGTTGGTCCGTACCTGTCGAATATTGAGAAGGCTTGCGGGAATACAGGGTACGAGGAAATCCAAAGCGAGATTGCGGATGCTTGCGACAAAGGCGCGCAGCGCATCGACTTCATTTTTGATTCACCTGGAGGAGCGGTCACCTTATGTGACGAAACAGCGCAAGCTATCGCCAGTCTGAAAGAGCAAGGTATAGTTACCGTGGCGTTCACGGAGACGCAAATGTGCTCCGCCGCCTACTATCTAGCTTCCGGATGTGACGTGATCATCGCGACACGCTCGTCGCAGGTCGGAAATATCGGCGTCATCTGTCCGTGGGTGGATTCTTCGATGCTTTGGGCGATCGAGGGATTGGATTTCCAGCCAATAACAAGCGAGGGCGCCGATCTGAAAAGCACCATGCATGGCCCTTCAATCACTGAAGATCAGCGCCAATTTTTGCAGGAGAGTATCGATTCCATCGGCACAATGTTCCGCGACCATGTGAAGGCAGGGCGCGCGGGCCGCGACCTCTCTGACGAGGTCTGGCGAGCTGGATGGTACGGCGGAGACGACGCGAAATTGCTCGGGCTAGTGGATATCGTTGGCAACTCTCCAGACGCGCTTTAGTTGACACGCGCTGGGTGGCATGAGCCTACAGGCCACTCTCGACAAAATCTCCGGCGCGGCCGGCCGCATCGAAGCTGCTTTGCAGGCCAACGCGGAAACGCAATCCGCGCTCGAAACAGCGAACGCTCGCATTCTCGAACTCGAAGCCGCCGCCGGTGCCGCCCCGGACGCTGCACAATCCGCAAGGATCCTCGAATTGGAGGGGCTGCTCGAAGCAATGACCATCCGCGCCACTACCGCCGAGGGGACTGTGACCTCGCAGGCCACACGCATCACCGAACTCGAAACCTCGCAGACCGATTTCGAAGTCCGCGTGAACGCCGCCCTCTCCGCCGAACTCGCGAAGATGGGTCACAAGCCTGTCGATACCTCGATCAAGCCGAAAGACGAGCAGAAGCCAGGCGCCAATCTCAAGGGAACCGCAGCCGTCGCAGCCATGATCAAGGCGAAGCGCGAGGCGAAAAAGTAACCACTCTCCACCAAACCAAAAACCACCATGGCTCAAGCCACACTGCTCGACATCGCAAAACTCAACGGCACCACCGAGGTGTCCGAACTCATTGAGGAGAATCTGACCTATGCGCCGGAGCTTGAAGTGGTTCCAGCTCGCACGATCAAGGGCACCTCGTTCAAGACAGTGTCGAGAGACACGTATCCAGGTGTCGGCTTCCGCGCGGCCAATGGCGGCGTGCCTTACACCAAGAGCACGTTTCTGAACCGCACGCACGAGTGCTATATCCTCTCGGGCAATATTCGGGTGGACGTTGCGGTCGCTCGAGCCTACGAGGACGGCGAAGACGCTTTCATGGCCATCGAGGCCGGCGGCGTCATGAAGCAATCGTTGATCGATGTTGGCCAGCAGTTCTTCTATGGCCTCGCTGCCGACGCCAAGGGATTCCCTGGCTTGCTCGCTTTCCACACTGCATTTTCCGCCGAACTCACCGCACGCGGCATTGCTCCGATCGTACTCGACGCAGGCGGAACGACCGCTGACACCGGATCGAGCGTCTACGGAGTCAAGTTCGGCGATACCGGGCTTCAGTTTATCTTCGGCCAGGGCACATCGTTCGAACTCGGAGACTGGTTCCACCAGATGGTCAACGACGGCAACGCCGGCCAGGACTACCTCGCCAACGTCGCCTCGCTCAATGCGTGGATCGGGCTTCAGGCCGCGAATCCGTACTGCATCGGTCGCCTCAAGGACAACACCGCCGACAGTGGCAAGGGCGTCACGGATGCCAAGCTCGCGGAACTCCTGTCCCTCTATCCAGTCGGTTACAAACCTGATCGGTGGTTCATGACTCGCCGCAGTGCTTTCCAGCTCCAAGCGAGCCGCAGCGCGACCAGCAACACCAGCGGCGGAGCCGGGCAGCCTCTCGCTCCGATTCCGACCGAATCGAACGGCATTCCGATCACCATCACGGACAGCCTCACCAACACCGAAGCGCTCAGCTAAACCATGGAATCCTATACCTATCATTCGCCCGAGGGCGACCGTCCTATGTTCGCCAAAGCAGCCCCACAAAATGGGCGCGTTGACCTCTACTCGAAAGATTCGAGCGGCAACGATGTGCTCGATATCGGCAACTGCTCCGTTGAAGAGCGCGAGGGTGGATGCTCGAAAGTCACTGAGCCCAAGGAATCCAAAAAGGAAGACTCGAAAAAGTAACACATCACGACCATGGCTAACGAATTTGCCCGTAATCAACAGGACGCGCTCCTTACGCCCGTAGCCTTCGCGCTGCCGGCGGCTGCGAGCTCGACAACCACCTCCGCCGTTATCGACTTCGGCCTGGACTCTCTCAAGCCTGAGAACATCGAACTCGATCTCGCGATTCCAGCGCTGAGCACCACGATCGCGCCGGATACCCGCACGGTCACTGCAATCATCGAGACATCGACGACTTCGAATTTCGCCGCAGTCGATGCAACGATCTTCTCGCGTGTCCTCACAGGCGCCGGCGGCACGGGTATTCCTGCGCAAACCGGACTCCGCTGTCGCCTTCCAAGTAACTGCGCCAGATACGTCCGCGCGAAGATCACAACGGGCGCCAGTACAACTGACGCCTCTGCGGTGAGCGCAACGCTTACGCCTCGATTCTAATTTCACGGGTACGGGTTCACGCCCCGCATCGGCAAGCGACGCCGGTGCGGGGTGTTTCCGTTTCTGGCTGACACGCTTCCAATGGCATGACGGAGTTCGAAAAGCTGATCGGTGGAGGGCTTGCGGAAATGGAGGGAGAGTGCGGCGTCGAAATCAAGTTCAACTCCGGCGCCCTGAAGGGCAAGACGGTGCCGGGGATTCAGGGGAGCGGCGTGGCATTCGACTCCCTGATCGACGGCGGGTTGATCGACAATGAGAACCCGGCCTTCACGATTCGGCGTGCGGCAATCGAAGCTGTAGCGACCGGGCGGATGCCTGACCAAGGCGACTTGCTCACGGTCTATCTCCGCGGCGTCAAGACGGGTTGCTTCAAGGTCAAAGCTCGATCCAACGATCCAGCCGACCCAAGCATCCGAATCACAACCGAGGGACCTGAGCAGTGAGCAGCATCAAAGAGCGAGCAGAGCTGACTATCATTGGTGAGCTCGCTGTGGATCCAGTCCTGAAGGCGCTATGTCCGAAGAAACAGAACTCGGACGGAAAGCCCAGGACGCCTTCTATCGCGGTAACGGCCACGGTTGGGAAAGAATACGAGGTTGGTAGCGGAATCTTCCGCATCGCGGCCACGGTCGAATTCCGATTCGACGTGAAGAAAGACGGAGGCTCCGGTGACGCGTTGGACAATGCAGTCTCGAAAGCTCGAGAGCTGCTTGCGGCTGCGCAGGGCCGCGGAGAGTACGGCCTGATCTTTGAGGGCGAAGGGCAGAGCTTCACCGGCGACACGCTTCGAGTCCGCACGCTCAATCTCACTCTCATCGGAGCCTAGTTGACACCTCCGCCTGCCTGTAATGGCAGCGCAACCTTGTCCCACCTGCGAAGGCGCCGGAAAGCTCGATTCCAAGAACAAGAAATCGTGGAACCAGTTCCGCGGTATTCCCTACGGCGACCCTCGCATGAAGGGCGTCGCGTCCGGCGAAATCGTTCCGGAGAACTGCTCCGATTGCGCTGCCACCGGCGTCAAACAGGAGGCTGGGAAGTAAATGGCTGCGCAAGACCCAATCCTGCTCAACCTCACGGGAGCGACGTTCCTTCTCACTGCGGAAAGTGGCGGCATCATCCAGTCGTATTCCCGCAAGACTTCTCGCTCTCTGATCACCGTTTATGACGGGTCGGTCGGCTACGACACCGGCGAAGTCTACCACAACCCAGTTGCCGACTACGACGTGCGCGTGATTACCACGGCCAGCACTGGCTTTTGCGCTGCCGCTCCAGGCGTTGCGCTTACGCTCGCGAATGTCACGACGGGCAACGGCGTGGCGACCGGCGGCATCTACACGCAGTCAACCAGCCTTGACCACACCGGCGGCGCACTTCGGGAATTCTCCGTCACGGCGCACCAGAAGCCGGGCATCACGTAACAGGCGGAGAGCCCTTTAATCGTCTATTCTATGAGCACCGACACCGACACGCGGTTTCCGACTAACAACACGAATCTAGCCGCCGCACTGGCTGCGCTCCACATCCCTCCAAAGATGAACGGACCTTGTTCCGTGGTCATCAGTGGGGATTCGGGAGAAAAGATCTACACCTACTTTTTCGAGGAAAGCGGTCCGATCTTCTGCGGAGAGGAGCACATTTCCGTGCAGATCGATTGGGCTTGGAGGAATCGCGCGGAGTTCGAGGCACGGAATCCAGCGCATCCCTTGATTCCAATCAGACGAGCGCTCGAGAGTCGCGACTGGCTGACGAAGGTTTGGCATCGTGAACTGCGGGTGAAGTTTTCCAGCACGCCAGCAAAGTTTTCAACGGACGACACGATACTCGCTGCCTGCATTCGCGCGTCTGGAATTGAGCTTTTGCGCCTCGACGGTGGAAAGTACCAGTTCCAAGCCGTGCCGAAGTCGTTGATCCGAGCGTTCGAACAGTTCAACGACGATGGGAAACGAGAGAATCCCGTGGCGCTGATGCGCAGGGCTCTCGTCGTCCGCAAGGAACTCGTCGAGTGCATCCGACGTTGCCCGACCGTCACGAAATATCGATCCGGCGACCCCGCCACAGGTCAGTGGACCGACTGCGATATTCCAGAGGGCCTTCCCGAAGAACAAACCCAGGCAATTCTTGCCGCTTTCCAGCAGATCCAATGAGCGCACCAGATTTTAATCCCGAGGATCAGACGCAGTCACCCGACAACGATTTCATTCGGCCGGCTGTGGAGTTCAACGGAACTACACTCTGGCCCTACACTGTGGGCTCGCGTTTGCTTATGGCCCGCGTCTTCGAGGACGGCGACCCATTGCTGTATCAGGCGCTCGTGTTTGTGTTCGTGCATCTCAAGCGCACCGAGAAGACCGCAGAGGCCGACATCGCAAAGCACGTCACGCCGAAGCTTTGGGCCGATCTCAACGAATTCCGCACCTTCATCACAATCACGTTTCGCGCCACACTTACCGAGGAGGAAGCCGCCGCCGCACTGCATATTTTTCTCGAAGAGATCGAGCGAGAATTTCGGTCGCGCGTATCCATCGGTCCGAAGCCCGGCTCACGCAAAGGCCCGCTCATCTCAAAAAAAAAGGCGACTACCCGGGTGAAGCCGCGTGGGAAGCCATCGCGCTCGCGAAAGAGCTGAACGTCGCATGGACCGCTGTGATCTGGGAAATACCTCTGACGGTTCGCAACCAGCTCGAGCATGCAGTAGCAGTGCGCGAGGGGCGCGTGTGCCACTACGTATGGAGACAGCAGCAACTCATTGCTAAAGCGAGGCGTGGGAAATGAGTGGGTACGATAGCAATATTCCTCATCTCGGTCAGATCATACGGGCATACGGTGAAGCTCTCGGCCGTCCGATGCCAGAGGTTCTGGAAGATCAGGCAAACAAGCTGTGTTCATCGAACTTCGGAGACGGAAAACTTGGGCTTTTTCAAGAGGCCGCGGCGTTGGCACCGACTCGACAGGAGCTTTTCGCCCTGCCCGTATTGCTGAACTATCGAATCCGACGCCGAGGCAGGCCGGTTTTTACGCGATTCACCACTCGAACGGTGAAGCGGGGTAAAAACAAAGGTAAGCAGATCCAAGTACGAGCCAAGACGGCAGAGGGCGACAAGATGAAGGCCGGCGAGATCGAGCGCCGAGCCGCGGCAAGGTTTTACAACGCGAGCGGATGGCTCAATCCCGCTTTCATGAAGTACGCCAAGAGCCGGAAGATTAAGCCGAACGGCGCTGTTTCGATCTCGCTTAACGGTGACGTGCTATCGGTCACATTCATCAACGCGACAACGAAGGCTGGAGAGGTGGACGCAAGATATCACTACGTCGACCGAGCTTTGCGCAACCGAGCTGAAGACATGCTCGAGTACATCAACAAGCACATTGACCGCGTAACAACGAACTTCAACGCCGGTGGTCGCGGGCTGACATCGCTCTAATCGTATGGCAGAAGCAACAGCCAAACTCGATCTCGACGTATCAGGCCTAAACAAGGGGGCGCAGGAGGCGTACAACGCTTTCAATCGAGTAATCAAGGCCGACCAGCAGGCTCGG